ATCGGTTCTGCTTCTGGCAGCGTCGTTAATTACCTTGCTGTTTAATTAAGGAGATAAATCATGGCTGGAGTTATTACTACCGCATCGCATCCCAAGGCCCTATGGCCCGGCGTTAAAGCTTGGTGGGGTCAAATGTACAACGAGCATCCCGAAGAGTATGTAGACTTGTTTGATAAAGACACTTCTACAATGAACTACGAGGAAGATGTTCAGTTGTCTGGTTTTGGTCTTGTGCCAATTAAGTCTGAAGGTCAAGGCACTGCCTATGACTCTGAGATCCAAGGCTTCACAACTCGCTATACACACGTTGCATACGCAATGGGTTATATTGTGACTAAGGAAGAAATGGATGACAACTTGTATGAGCAAGTGTCTAAGAAACGTGCAGCTGCATTAGCTATGTCTTTCCGTCAAACGAAAGAAAACATTGCTGCTAACGTGTACAACCGTGCTTTTAACAGCACATATTTAGGTGGTGATGGTGTAGCTTTGTGCTCTACCGCACACCCAAATACTTCAGGTGGTACATACTCTAACAAGCCAACAGTTGATGTTGACTTGTCTGAGGCTTCTCTAGAAGACGCAGTGATTGCAATCATGGGCTTCCAAAACGACCGTGGACTGTTAGTTGCTATTCAACCAAACAGCTTGCACATTGCTCGTCAAGAAGTGTTTAATGCTCAGCGTATCCTTCACTCTAGCTACCAAACAGGTAATGCCAACAATGACATCAACGTCATGAAGTCTGGCAATTACATCCCTGGTGGTTTTAAAGTGAACCATTACTTCACAAGCCCACACGCTTGGTTTATCCGTAACACCATCCCTGGTGGTACTGGTTTGAAGTACTATGAGCGTCATGCTGTTACGTTTGATCAAGACAATGACTTCGATACTATGAACGTTAAAGCCAAAGGCTACGAGCGTTATAGCTTCGGTTGGTCTGATCCCCGTGCTATCTACGGATCTAACGGTCCTTAATTGTTATTAGTAACATTCCCCCTCCCTAAAAAGAGGGGGTTCTTTTTATTTTTTACATAGGAAATATCATGGGATACGAAAAGCGTAAAGCAATGGGTCAAAAACCTGATCCAACTAAAGTTAAAGCTAAAGGCGAAGAGAAGAAGATGCCAGCAGCTAAGAAGATGGCTGCCGCTAAGAAAATGATGGCTGCTAAAAAGATGATGCCTAAAAAGAAAATGTAATATAGAATGCAATCTCCGATGACGCCCTTAATTGGGCGTTGTTTAAAACAACGTCAAAGGAATTTTTATGTCAAACCCAACCCGACTCTATAGCGGTTTATCTACCGCATTCCCCAACGAGCCTTTGTACTCGTATCCTTTTCCTGATCCTTTCCACACTGGAAGTGGTCAATTTGTTGGTAGTTCTAGTTATATTAATGACTTCAACACATTGATTGGCACAGACTACACAGTAACAGGCACATCTTCTGCATTTGCTATTGCTGCTGGTGCAGGTGGTTGGGCTACTCTTACCCCAGGTGGTACTACAACTGCTAGTGCTGCTTACAAAGCTGGTACGTTTTATCAGTTTGTAGCTGGCAATCGTTCATGGTATTCAGTACGTTTTAAAGCCTCTGCTGTAGCTGGTAGCGTATCTTTTTACGTTGGTTTACGTAACGGCTCTAGTGCTACTGATGGTTTGTGGTTTTCTAAAGCTGCTTCATCAACTTCTGTTAATTTAGTGTCAACTGTCAATAGTACTTCTACTACATTGGTAACTGGTGTTATTACTGCTGTAGCAGATACTTTTATGGACTTAGGCTTCTACTACGATGGTACAGATTTAATCTGTTACTCTGGTTATAGTTCTGCTGATATGGGTCCTGATGCTCGTGTGTCTGCTGTGACTATTGGTTCCAGTGGCACTAACTTGACTAACGCTTTGTTAAGCCCAGTGTTCCAGATTACTCCTACAGCAACTGATACATTGACTACTGACTTTGTTTTAGCTGCTCAAGAAATTACACGTTAATAGGAGGTAGCTATGGCTAACTCAGTAACATTTCAAACCCTTGAAGAGGGTCCACGTAATATTATTGTTAAGGCAGCAGGAGTGTTAGACACCTCTGACTATGCTCTTAACACTTTTATTAGCATGGCATCTAGTAACGAAGGTGGTAAAGGGTTTGTACCTACGCAAGTACGTATTGACCACATTGACTACTCAATCAGCGATCAGATAGAAGTACAACTGTGGTGGGACGCTACAAGCGATGTCATCATATTGCCTCTAGCTGGTCGTGGTCGTATGTCATTTTGGAACTTTGGTGGTTTAGTTAACAATGCAGGAGCTGGTAAAACTGGTGATGTGTTAATTAAAACTACTGGTTGGACATCTGGTATCCAAGTGTTCTCTGTAATTCTTGAATGTGTTAAACAAGGTCCCAACTTGTAAGGACTAGTATGGACTTACAAACATTATTTAATGCTGGTTTAGCTATAGCTTCTAGCATTACAGGTTGGTTTGCTAGAGAACTGTGGTCTGCTGTCAAAGATCTTAAAAGTGATCTTGCTAAGTTAAGAGAAGATCTTCCCAAAGAGTATGTTTCTAAAGATGACTATAGGGAAGACATTCGAGAGCTTAAAAAGATGATTGAAAAGATCTTTGATAAGTTAGATAGCAAATCGGATAAATAACATGTCAGAAATGATTGTTCCTAGTAACGCTAAAGAAGCTCAAATTAGTGCTGTCATCATTCGTGCTGATGGCACTATTGAGTCTCTTGGTGTTGTAAGCTACTGGCATAAAAATCCAGTCAAACGTATTTTTTGGAGTATTAAAAAATGGCTACTCTCCTAGTTAATGCTGGTAAAGCAATAGTAACTAACAGGATTAAAGGTGCAGGTACTGAACCTCTGTATGTTGCTTATGGTACAGGTGCTGGTACTACAGCTGCTGCGGATACAACTTTGTTTACAGAAACAGGTACTCGTCAAACAGGTACTAGTACACAACAAACTACATCTGTAACTAATGATACTTACCAAGTAGTTGGTACACAAACTGCTGGTGGTACTCTTGCTATTACTAACGCTGGTTTGTTTGATGCGTCTACTTCTGGCAACTTGTTTGTCAAAGGTGATTTCTCAACAATCAACCTTAGTTCTGGCGACTCAATCCAGTTTACATTTAAGACTCAATTTAGTTAAGGAGTCCTAGATGGCTCTAGCCCTTAATGATCGGGTACAACAGACTGGTACAGCTAACACTACTGTTAGCTTTACGTTATCTGGTTCTGTAACAGGTTATCAATCTTTTGCTGTTATTGGAGATACCAATACAACCTACTACTCTGCTACAGATAGTTCTGGTAACTGGGAAGTAGGCATTGGTACGTACTCAACTACGGGTCCTACTCTTACTCGTACAACTATTTTATCTTCTAGTAATTCTGGAAGTGCTGTTACGTTTTCTGGAACAGTAAGTGTTTTTGTTACATACCCTGCTAATAAATCTGTTAATCAAAATGCTAGTGGCAATGTAGTACTAGGTACAAATACAACTTACATTCAAGTATTAAACGATACAAGTTATCCAGGCGTTTATGCCGCAGGAGGTACTAACACACCTCTTGTTTTACAGCCATTAGGAACTGGTGCGCTACAAGCACAAAAAACAGACTCTACTGCTACGGGTGGTAATGCTAGGGGTGCTAATGCTGTTGATTGGCAGACTAGTAGAGCGCAAAATTATCAAGTTTCAAGCGGTTCTTATGCTGTTATTGCTGGTGGACTAAGCAATCAAAATAATAGTTTTGGTGGTGCGCTTCTTGGTGGAAATGGAAATTATGTAAATGGCGCATATTCTGCAATGGGTGGTGGACAATACAACCAAACAGTTGGGTATTTTGGTTTTGTTGGTTCTGGTCAGTCAAATTATGCAAATGGATATTACAACTTTATAGGTGGAGGGTTTACAAATAACGGAACTTCCTCTTCCTCTGTAACCACACAAAGCGGAACAATGAACGGCACAACTGCTGTAACGCTGTCAGGTTCAAACGCTTCTATTAAAGTTGGTCAATACATAACAGGCACTTCTATCGCTGGTGATACCTATGTTGCCGCCATATCTTGAACATCACTCACACTAAGCAAAAACGCTAGTGGTTCATCTACAAACACTCTTACTTTCTACACACCTCACGGAGTAGTAGTAGGAGGAGGAAACAACCAAGCCACGGGTTCTTATTCTTTTATCGGTGGTGGTGGAG